ATGCATTATTGGCTAATGCAGCTGAGTTATCAACTACAAGTGACAATACTGAAGAAGATGAATTAGTGATTGGAGTAGTTGATACAGGACGTGAAACAAAATATTCAGTAGAGTATGTTTGTTGATAACCAAGTCTATCAGTCTGATTCTCAATTAAAATATCATTTACAATTGAACCGTCTGCCCTTCTTCTCACTCTTTTGCGTAAATTAATCAAAGGAGCAGGAGGTTGTGAGAAACCACTTTCAATATCTAAATAAGCTGTAGGAGTGTAATCAATAAAAGTATCTGAATCAACATATACATTGGAAACATACTCTTTTGCTACAATTTTAATTTCTTCGTTTTCTGTTTCTCTCTCAATCTCTGCAACTGTAAATAGCTTACCGGCCTTATTAGTATAAAAATTACCAGGATTCTCCCACTCACCAAAACTCCAAAGATCTCCTCTTTGCGGAGCATTATTGGAGGTAAAAGTTGAATAAGAGTCTAAAGATTTACTAATAGGGTTATACTTAGCTATTACACTAACATTAGCTTCGTCAAAACCTGTAGATACGTTATCTGTAGAAGTTAAAGCAAAAGTAGAATTACTTAAAATGTATAGATCTACTCTATCAGAGTCTGCTTTAATTACTCGCAAAGCAAGAGGGTATGTATTAGCTGTAAAAGTAGAATTAGATAAGGTTGGGCTAGTAAAATGCTCTAAATATACGTAGGCTTTACCAGACTCTGTACCAGAATCTGCTACAATCTTACCACCAAATCCATAATTAATTCCTGTTATGTTTTGAGAAACAGAGATTACGTCGCCAGGAGCTAAATTAAGGGCATCAGTTGAAGTTGTAAAGTTTACTACTCTACGTAAATAACGAGATGCAGCTATTTGATACTGAGCAAACCTTAATGCTTGACTTCTCTTTGTCACTCCTGATAAATCTAGAGATAAAATGTTCTCAATAGTGCTTCTATCGGTACCATCATTAGAATCAATGGTATCAATTCTGACTACTTCTCTTTTATAGTGATTTGTAGGTTCAATATAGCTTACATCTACACCAGTAACAATATCACTCTCTCGTCCACCACTTATCTGAAAAGATCCAGATTTAATATTTGTCTCATTAAAAACCATAGAAGGTAGTTGATCAGGCATATCGACTGCAAGAGAAATTTTTCCAAAACTATGAACTAAAGTGCCTCTAAACGAAGCAGCAATAGCATTCAAAGATTCCATTGCTTGTTGTTGATCAGAGATGATAGTATCAAGAGTAAAACGTCTTTCTAACACTTGAGTACCAACAGGAACGCCTACTAGTTTTTGTCTTACAGTAGTAAACTGGTCTCTTGGCTTATACCTAAATGAACCGTCTGCTTGACCAGATACGCCAATAAAGTTACCAGTTATTGCATCACATGCGTCACAATACTGCGCTACTTGATAAAACTTATACTTGTCAATATTATCTTCAGGAATACCCAACCCATATGTATTGTTGGTAAGAATATCATAAATAATCCAAACAGGATTTTGAGTCCAAGAATAAACAAAAGTACCGTCCCAAGTACCTACATATATTTGAGGATTTGCAGAGGTAAGTTTAGTGCTTGTCCCTGTATTTTGTAAGCTATAACCGTTAGTAGTATAACCATAAGATCCTGTTTCTGGTAGTTCTAGCTCTCTCCAGTCTATCTGTCCATCAGTTAAAATTGGTTGATTGTAATTAGTGGGAACTTTTACGATTAAGCCCTTAACAAGTGAGCTCATATTAGGTATACCACCAGAATGCTCATTAATAGATTTAATAGCATAACCAACTAAAGCTGTTCTAGGAAATGTTTGAGGAGTATTTTCTATCTCAAACCAGCCTGTAACTTGTACATTTGCACTAATTTTAGAACTATCAGATTCGTCTGAGGTCTTTTCTACAGTAAATCTGTAACCATTATCTGATTTAGAGGCTTCTGGTATTACAAACTTTATAAGTCTTTTATACGGTGTATTAGTTTTACCATTAATCTCTTCATTAACAACACCAATCTCTGTAGTCCCAGTACTATCAAAGAAAGTAACTCTCACTTTTACAGAGTGTGCTTTAATATCACCATTGTCCTCTTGCTTGAATAAAGATTGTATAACTAAGGTAACATTAATCTCATCCCAGGCTCTAGCACTTGTTTCCTGTAGTAAAACCTTAGATTCAGGGACTCCTGCTACGTTACCTTTTTTTAACGTAACAGGCGAAGCGAATTGTTGAGGAGTAACTGTTTGTTGTCCAAACTGTCTTAAAACAGCTTGAGTAATTGTGCCTGTCCTACTAAGTGTTTTGAAAAGATCTGTATTCTCTGTACCATCGCCATCAATTTTAATTAAATCATTGATTGAATTTTCAGAGATTTCTATGTCTTGTGGACCATTAGGATTAATTCTATATACTGGGCCCTCTCCTAGCGCAGTAAGCAAGAAAAGAATATCAGTTGAGAATAAGGAGTTAGGATCTTCATTGAAGCCTTGATTACCGCCGCCCCCACCGCCACCAAAGGCACCTTTAATAACGGGAACTTTGCGGTTATCAAATTCTGTATATTCTCGTCTCATGATTCAAACCTTGATTGAACAGTTATCACGTCAGATTTACCATGATCAACGGTATCTAGATAACCACTAATGAACTGACCAGGCACACGATGCATACCATAAATCAAAGGGATTGGGGTTCCACTATCAATAGTATTTTGAAGCGCTCCAAACATATCATTTTGTCTTATGTTTTGATCAGTTTCTTTAATTTTACCGCGTGAGGTAAACATTGAAGTAACAATAGCTAGTCCTGCATTAATCGCAAGCGTCTGGGATAAAGCAACTGCTGAGGAGCTTGCGCCAGACGCAGTAAGTGTAGCACCCTGCCCCACTGGGCCTAACCCGTTAACAGCAGCTGCTGATTGATAACCACCTGCAAAAGTGCCTCCCGTTGCAGCACTAACTACACCAGGAAGAGCTATAGCAGCAGCTAAGAGCAATAGCATATTACCTCTTTTACCTCCGCCCCCTACAATAGCTGGTGTTAAGTAAAAAACATCATCTTGCTTTACAGTCTTAATGAAAAGTTCTTGATCTTTTATTAGTTTTAAATTCTTATCTAATATTGCATAACCTTCTTGACAATCACCATGCTCAATAGCGTTTGCATACTGAGAAAAACGCGGATGCATCGATCCTAAATAAAAAGGAATATCTGCATACTTATTGAGGTCAGCTTTTAACTCAGATTTTGGAAAAAACTTTGAAAAAGCAGAATGAATTTTAATCGTTACGAGCAATGTTTCTCCTCAAAATCATCAAAAATTAATGCATCAATATTATTATCATACCAGTATATGTAAAATTTATTATTGAATCCAACTAAAAATTTGTACTCTTGAAATGCTGCTCCAATTTTGTCTTCTTCACTAGGAATAGGATTATCAGAGCCTGGATGAGAATGGAACACTCCCCATATATTACCATCATTTTTTACTAAATCAGCTGGATCAAGATAAAAAGTATCTTTGGGTACATCGCTAATATTCTTACAAGGAATATAATTAAAGTCTTTTGTAATTATACCAACAGCCTCAAGAGGGTAGTCTCTTAAAGCATGATTGTTCATATCTTCTTTTAGTTTGGTAAATTTTTCCATCTTACTTTCTTTACTGTGTATTGCTGAAAATATCTATTAAAAGTATATACACCACTTGGTCTATTCTCAATCATCTGAAGTATTTTATTATCGCCTAGATACATAGCACAATGATTTACTACATTAGTAGACCCTAAACACATACAAATCATATCGTATACATCTAAGTCTTGTTTCTCAATCCAATCATCGTTACTCGTACCTTTTAGAAAGAGTTGATCATGGGTTTTTTCAAACCATCTGTCATCAACAATTCTTAAAAAATCACTAGAACGGTAAGGAATAACAACTCCACACTCTTCTTCCCAAACAAGGCATAGCAAGTTAAAACAATCCATACCAGTTGTAGGATCTGTACCAAATAATTTATAGGGAATGTCAACGTATTTATTATACCAAAGATTCATGGCGATATAAGGCGTGTATCTGCTCTACCCAATATGTAGATAAAGTTTCAACACGTGAGACTCCCCCCTCCTCAATGTGACGCATTTGTGTTGGTGCTAAAAATAATCCAAAATGTATAACTAAATTAGATTTATTTTACTTAAAGGATATTACATCATAGTTTTTAGCGTCTGTCAATTTAACTTTTACAGCACAAGTAGAAGCCCACCCATCTACGCTTTTTGTAGAAAAATGCTTCATCCATGCTCGTGATTTAGGGTATGACGGAAGAGAAAAATCTAAAGAAAGTTCATTTTTATAAAAATATCTTATAAGCTCAATACAATCAGTCTCTCCATAACAATGACGAAGACCTAAATACTTTTGTACCATTCTGCTAGCTCCGAAAAAGTTGCTTCAAAAGATTCATTACGATATAAATCATGTCTTGTGGTAATACTTTTAAATTTAGATGCTAAATGACTATCATCGCTAGAGTTCATATGTTTTAGTGAATTAAGAATATTTTCAAGCTCGTCTTTATTAAGAGTTAAATTTTTTAATTCATTTTTATATTTAGTTAATAAGTCTTTTTTTACTTTTTTGCTTAATACAGTAGTAGATTGATATTCAGGGGAAACTAAGTTAGTTATACTAAAAGACTTTCCAATAGATTTTATCCATTTAATTAACTCTAGATTACTTGAGATAGAGTAAATACTACTTACAATAGAATATGTAACAATATAGTCAGAAAACTTAATCGAGTTGTGTTTAAAGAGCTCTAAATCTAACCCTTTTCTACCATATTCAGCTTGATTTCCATAACCTTCTATACTAGGCCATAAGTCTACACTTTTAAACTTACTCCATAGATTTTCAATGTCATAACCTTTAAATGAGCCATTGTAAGATAAATTGGTGTTGTAAGATAAATCTATATATTTAGAACAACCACTATCTATCATAAGCTGTAACATTTTGTAATGACCTTCTTGGACAAAAGGCTCACCGCCCGCAAAATATAAGGCTCTAATATACTTTTTTATATTTTCTATATCTTTCCAAAAATAATCATTATCTGTCCAATGATCATAATGATTAGGCTCGTCTTTCTTTAAAAGATTAAAATACTTATCTTCTTTAGACCAGGATGATGATGCGTAAGATCCGCACATTCTGCATTTAAAATTACATAAATTTCCAAACCTAAAATCTAAATAAATAGGAGGATTATTAACACTGCCATCTGAATTTGTTTTATTAATTAACTCATCATAAGCAGAGTACTTTTTATTCATTCGCTGTCGGTGACTCTCTATACCGTTTAACTCCCAATTATAGCAAACGCTACAAGCAGGCACGGGTTTATTCGCCAACATTTTCAACCTTGCATCTTTCATATATTGAGAATTAAAAGCTTCTGACGGAGAGAGACCTTTTCCGAAAAGACTATTTCCAGAGTTAAGAGTAAAACAACAAAGAGCATAGTTACCAGAGAGGTCTCCATATTGGTGAATCCATGGTAAAATACATTTATTGTCTTGGGAGTGTTCTACCTGTTCCAGGAAAGCCTCCAAAGTGTAGTTGGTTATTACGAAGGGTACAGGCTTGAAGAGACTTAGAGCAGATATCGCCTGAAGAATCTGCTGCGATTTCATTATTTGCTGCAATAGGATTAGTATTTGCTACAACACCAGTAGCAGCGCCAGGAATTTGACCACCCGCTGGTCCAGGATACTGGCATTCTGGTCCTTTATAAACCCATTGACAAGTATTTTTGTAATATTTTCTTTTAGGTGTTACAAGTTTAAAATACTGCAACCAAGAGATCAAACTAAACTTTGCAACAGAATCATTAAGAGCTTCAAGTTGATCAATTTTAAATTTGTCTTCAACATAAGACTCAGAATCAGCTTCTTGGTTTACTATGTAAAGA